TTATTTTGAACATTCTTGTTTCTTTACAGAGACAGAAAGCTTGCCTCCCCACTCATTGTCACAGAACTTTCCGTTAATCCTGCAAGAGGGCCAAAAAGACCATTTGCCTTCCACATCGACAGATATATTTCCAGTTATAGGAATAGATTCATGAGGCAATATTTCTTGCGGTTTATGATCGAAGTCCCTATTACACTCGCCTTCTCTGGTTTTCTTGCCTGGAGGACACTTGGGATAGTCTGGAGAGCGTGCTCCAACGAAAGTTTCGAGCTGCAATTTTCTGTTGGTTGTATTCTTAATTTTAAATTCTGCGAAGACTTTATTCCCATATTTAACGGAATCCCCCATTTGTATGGGGTTATATTTGGTACTCAGTTCCCCCTCTATAAGCTTAAGCTCGTGAGACGCCGAAGTATGAGAGTAGTCAGGGTTCTGGATCTCCTTTGGTATCGGCATAAACGTTCTCGCGGGAATACACAAGGCAAGGACTCCAAATAAAAACAACAAAAGTCTTCCATACCTATGGGTGTCTCCTGGGATATATTGGAACAAGTAGTGGACCACAATTGTCGGATTTGTAATCGCAAGCACTATAAATATAACGCCAAGCGCGAAAAAGGCACTTTCTATAGTGTAACAATTCAGAATATTTGACATTTTACTTTACCCTTTTTGGTTCATAGATTCCTAAATTCGCAGCGAGAAACATTATAAAGCATTTCTCATAACTGTTTGCATGACCATAAAGCTCGCCCTGGCCGGCTTATCAAAGTGCTTCGACACGAAAACGGTCGCGGTCGATCAAGCGGTTTTCAACGCGGGGCGCATCACCAAATTGTACGGCACCGTGGCAACCAAGGGAGATCATACCTCACTGACCTCTTGGCGGGTTTCACGGTTGATCGAAGCGTCGGGGCGTGACGTGATCGTTAGCCTCGAACAGCTCCGGGCGCTGCATCCGATGAACGGTTCAAGCACGACGAATCTTCGGTACCTTCCTGGTAATACCGAACCGGAAACGCAACCTTCGAATCATCTCCGACGAGCCGGATTCGATCTCCCCGATTTCCTGACGCGCCTTGGCATCCCGTATGAACTGCGTCACGAAGGCGGTGATCGCTACAAACTGGCCCATTGTCCGTTCAACTCGGAACACGGCAAGGGATATGCCGCCATCTTCAGACGCCCCAATGGCGTACTCGGCTTCAAGTGTCTGCACAACGCCTGTGCCGATAAGCGCTGGCAGGATGTGCGGGCGTTGGTGGACGGCGCCCGTGAAACCAGGGCCAAAAAGCTCCACCGACAACTGGCCAGAACCCAAACCGATTCGAGCACCGCTGCACCCGGTGCCACCCTTCGCGCCTGATGTCCTGTTGCCTGATGCCCTGCGCGACTGGGTCATGGACGAGGCCGATCGGATGCCCTGTCCGCCGGATTTTATCGCGGCAGCTGCCTTAGTGGCTTTGGGTGCGGTTATCGGGGTAAGGTGCGCCATCCGACCGAAGTCCCAGGATGATTGGCTGGTGATACCCAACCTGTGGGGCAGTATCGTGGCCCCACCGTCAGCGAAAAAGTCCCCGGCCATCAATGCGGCCCTCAAACCCTACGAGCGTCTGATTGCGCGGGCCATGGAAACCCATCAGGTGGAGATGGAGCGCTTCAAGGACGATAAGCTGGTGTTCGATGCAAAAAAAGATGCCATCGAATCACATCTCAAGGCAACGGCGAAAGCCGCGAAAGACCCCAAAAAGGATGACATGGACGGTATCCTGGCAGAACTGCAAAATCACCGTCGACAGGAGCCGAAGGCGTCCATCCCGCGACGCTACAAATCCAACGACACAACCGTGGAGAAGCTCGGCGAATTACTGCGCGATAACCCCGCCGGGCTGCTGGTCATGCGGGATGAGTTGGTTGGATTGATTGCCTCCTGGGACCGGGAAGGCCGCGAAGGGGAACGGGCCTTCTATTCTTGCGGCATGGAACGGCAACGCAAGCTTCGACACCGATCGTATCGGACGCGGTTCCATCCTCATCCCCAACCTGTGCGTTTCCATCTTCGGCAGCATTCAACCGGATAAGCTGATCGGCTATCTCGAACAGGCATCCCATGCGGCTTGCCAATGACGGAATGCTGCAACGCTTCCAGGTGCTCGTCTACCCCGATGAGCGGCCCTGGAAATGGAGTGATCGTCCTCCCAAAAAGGAAGCCCGAAATCTGGCTTTCAGTGTAGCGAGACACTTGATTTAAGAATCTGAGACACTTGATTTAAGAATCTTAATTTTTGAATTAAATGGGGATAGTTTTGGGTCGGTTTAAGGACTATTTAACCCGGTTTAATGCGAAGGATTAAAGCTCCGAATATCTTCTACGCGCCGTCTTCTTTGCGTGGACATTTAGCTTGAACATCTGGCTTTGAGCGGGTGATCTGCCCTGTAGCGCTAATGTCATTGCTGCCTCTCTCAACTTCGCCTCTCCGAGTAACCTTCCTTTGTCTACGATTTCACCGTAGGTTTCGATCAATGATTCCACGTCCATTATGTTCGATTTGTTCTTCCAACGTTTGGGGTTCATCGGTTTCGGGTTCCGATGGTGTTGATTCGATTTTATCGATCTCGATCGGAGTTTCCATTGGGCTTTACCCTTTATTTTGCTTGTGAAGTTTGGTGGCTTTTACTACATTTCGACCGAATGGTTCCTTATCTTGGATTTCGCGCCGTATCCAATCGGTATGGAAGTCGGCTACCTGCTTATTGGTGGATAGGTGCCCGGCCTCGATACGCGGGTTGTGGGTCCAATTGGCGCTGGATACACAGGATATCGACCATTCGTCGTTTTGAAGCGTAAAGATTTTGGCGTGTACGGCGGATATTCGAAAGGATGTAAAGCTTTGTTGTGCTAGCGCAACAAAATCCGGGTTGTTCACCTTTACCCGAATGTCGGCCAAACAATGAATTTCCTTTAGCGTTCCATCGGCCATTTTGTTCAATATAAGCTGCGTTACTTCTTGCCCGGCGCTCCAGGTGGCGGCGAATAATCTTGCGGGACCGATGATATCCAGGCACCTGAAAATAAGGTCGTGAGTCGACCATCCTCCCGAGGTGGCAAATGGGTAATCGAACCCTTTTTCAAGGCTTGGAAATGCCTTTTCGATGGGTGTTTCGGTTTGGCAAATTCGCGCTATGAATCGATTGCCAGGCACTGGCGAGGCCGCGCCGATTTTCCTGGAAAGCGTTGGTCCAGCCAGGTTGTTAATATCGAATAGCATCTTTACTCTTCGGGTTCTTTGGGTGTTTTTGTTGGACTGTCCAAAACGGTTTTTATGAGATGTTCGATGCCTTCATCAAACATAGACCTAGCGTACATCCCACTTTGCGTGTCCCAATTGGGGATATCCTTACTCAACAAATACGTTGCAATGTAGAGTTCATTTTTGAGTAAATTGAGCTTCTCTATGGCATGTCTGTGGTTTTCACCCAGACCATCATGAGGATTGTGAGGATTGTGGCTATCAGTTAGCATCATTCTTGCTCCTTGTGTTGTTAACGTTTTGGTATGAGATCAATGCCCCCGCAATCCCCATATTTTCACCCCACCCTGCGCTTTGATGGCGGCGTACGACCCATACAGGATAAAGTGTGTGTACTGCCGAGCTATTGGCGGGCGAAGCGACAAATCACCAGCCAAATAATGGGGAGTATTGTTACCTTTTACGTATGATCCGGTAAAGCGGCCCAATGGATATCGATTCGTATTCGATAAGGTTATCTCCAGCTCCATGGGCTTGTAGTCGGCATATATGGCATCGAACGTCCAAGAGGAACTTTGCTCATTGTAATATGTGCCTTCTTCCATCCATTCGCCCACTCCCATTCGACCACCGATATAGCTATACGATAACGGGCTTATATCCCATAGCAACAACCTGAACGCATGGTATGCAGTATTTAGGGGTATCCAATTATGCGTACTCTGGACCAGATTCTGGGCGCCTAGATATTCCCATTCATTGGTCCCCGTATTGGGGGCTTGCGCCGCCCATTGGCTTCCGTTCCAGGTCAGCACGTTGCCATTCGTGGGCGCCATGGCGCCATTCACATCGCCGATGCTTTTGATGGAGTCGATGGGGGCATTTCCGATGAGGGTCCAGCCAGATCCGTCTCCGATCAGCAGTACGCCTTTTTTCGGGGTAAGCTGGTAGGTGCTTTGTCCGCAAATGGATTCATCGGAATAGGGGGTAAGCGTGATGGTTCCCGTGCCGGTATTGGCGATATAACAAAGGAAACCATCCCCGAGCGCGGAGGCGCTTTGGAGGCTCAAGGTCCAGGAACCATCGCAGACGACGAGCTTTCCCCGGTCGGATGGCACGATGGTATATGCCTCCGTTCTGGCATTCAGCATGGCGGCGACCCGCACGAGATCACTGACGCCAGCGGATTGCGCTTGCAATTGCAATCCGGGGCCGATGGCCATGGTCGCCAGTTGGCCAAGGTTATCGATAAGCGCATTCAGTTTTTGGATGGCGCCGTGGAGATCCGTCAATAGCGCGAGCTTCGGATCACAGGTTCCGGCGTTGCAGTTTTCGCTTGTGGCGTGGGATGGCAGTAACTGACTCATAATTTCGGTCCTTTCAGGGTTGCATCGATAATGGCGTCGGTCAATTGTCCGCTGGCGTCGCTTATCTTGAATTCGGCGGCGGGTATTTGACCGATGGTTGTGTTTTTCGTTACGAGTGTCCAGGTGAGGGAAGTGGTGGCGGACTGGATAGCCTCTATTCTGGCAATGACGATATAGCCGATTTTTTGGGAGTTCGAGGCCAGCCTGAAGTGCCCGACGCCGATTTTTTGGAACCAATCGTTGCTGTCCTGGTTGGCCGTGTCGATGGCGTTGAATTCATCGATCTTGACCTGACCGTCCATGACGGCAGTTACCTGATAAATGACCGGATCGGCGCCGGAAATGGCGATTTTCAGTTGAATATATCTCGCCAGGATACGATTCACGGGTACGAAATCCCCGGTCACTCCTCCATCCAAACCGGACCCGGTTTTCATCTTTATTTCCTGCTCACCGTTGGCGACAATGGAAACCAATGGCGTGAAGGAAAGATCCGCGCCGAGATCCATGACGGACGTCGTATAGGATACCGGGGATTTGTTTGGCAGGATCGCGCTGATGGAATCCGGCAATTCATTAATGGTATTCGGGAGGTCGTTGATGGCTCCATTGGATTCGGCGTAGATGATTTTGTTGCTGACGAAACCATTTTCGATCTCTCCCGGCCACCCCAGGGCGCGAAAGCTTCTTTCCAATAGGGCGCTACCACGGCGCGGATCGCCCAGCAGCGCGGTCGTGAAGCCGGGGTTGGCGGATTGGTTCCCGGATGAATCCATGGCGACGATGGCGAAGGTATAGGCGCCAGCCGCAAGATCATTGTTTTCCCAGGGGGAGGCCTTCAATAAGCCGAAATGCAAGGGGTCATTTGCGACCAGTCATCGGTTCCGCCCTGGAAATACCGAATAGCGAATCCACCCCCGGAGCGCACGTCGGCGGGCAGTTCCCGCATGGACCATTCGTAATGCCTGGTTCCATCGGCCATTCGATAGACAAGGAATTCCCGCACATCGGGCGGGGGAGCGTTTTTCCCGATGACCACATGCTCGGCGCTTTGTGTCCATTGACCCTTTACACCAAATGAATTGATGGCCCTGATCCTGACATCATAGGCCTCGCCACTTACCACATTCGATAGCCAGGCATTCCTAGCTTCCGATCTCGCGGTGATAGCGGATATCCATTCCGAATCCTGATTTTTTTTGTATTCTATTTCGTACCTTGCGACCGCGCCGATGGTGGGCGTATTCCAGGCAAGGTGAATCCTCGGGAGAACCGTTCCATCGGATTGCAACAGGAGATGTTCATCGCCGGAAGCCAGCGCGAGGCCGGAAACCGCGCCAATGGATGCGGGATCGAGCAAGGTGGTATTGGGGGCCGGATCGCGCGTCGTGGCAAGGCCATGGTTCCAATCGTAGATGCTCGCCGCGTATTCCTTGATTTCACAATCGACGCCGATAGCGCCATTGTCATCCCTGATCATTTCCCATTTCCTGATGCGAAATTGCTTTTCATCCCATCCCAATATCGGGAAGGTCACTTTCCCCACCTGCCAGACACGCAAGGGGAAGCCAGGTCCAAGCTTCAGTGGCAAGGTGGCGCTAATGCCCTGCCTGTGATCCTCGAGGTCTATTTTCGCGTTGCGTTGGGCCTCTATTTCATCGATACAGAAGGGTAGCTCGATGTCCTTGTATCGCCTTTTATTGCCGTCCTCTACTTCATAGGCATCATTGGTGACGGCGGGGAAATCGGTCGCTTGCCAGAAATCATTTGGATCGACATAGGTGCCTCGCACGGCATTGTAGCGCTCGGATTGCCCCGGCTTGTTGCGAAAGGAGAGAGGACCCCTGAAGTCATCGGGATCTATCGCGAAGGTGGCGGCCTCGGCGGCGCCAGCGTGGGATACCCATTTCCCCATTTGGTAGACACAGTTTCCGGCATAGGCGGATACCAGATCGTCCAATATGTCCAGGGGCGCGGCATCCAGGGTAAAAGAACCGTTGCAGGTATAGCGGGGTTGGCTCCCCTCGGCGAGGGATACCGCTTCTTCGCATACAGCGGCATCGGATGCAAAGGATGGCATGTCGATTTGTTGGTCCCGGCAATCGAAACCATTCTTGAAACGCAGAAAATCCAGGTTGGCCAGCGCCGCATTGGTGGAATATTTCCAGGAATCCTGGTTGAGTGGGTCTTGTGTCGCATCTCTCGGGTCGTAGAGTAGCGAGCCTTCCATGGCGACCTTTATCCTGGGGACGCCGGAAGGGAAGATATCCGGGTTTCTCTTCAGGCGAAGAGTGAAATAGGCGCGTCCCCGCAGGCGATGATTGGATGTCCAGAGGTCGGGGGCGGCGGCGATGAGATCCGTGTCCGCGCTCTGATCGCGATGTCCCAGGTGTCTTTTGATGCGCGCATGACCCGCGTATTTCCCTGACACGACATTTCCCGCGCTATCTTCATCCGACAAGGGGATTTTATCGTCGTTGAGGTATAGCTCGCGGATGGCGTTCACTCGCCTTCCTGAAACGGCGATCACCAGATGAAGATATTTATTCGGTTCTTGTCCCGTTACGTGCCCGAAGACCAGGGTGCCGCCGACCACGCATCGACCATAGATAATCCGATGGGGCGCAACGGAATCCTTGATAACGGTTGTTCTTTGGGAGATCTCATTGGATGCCCGGCTACCGGGTTTCTTTGGCTTGAAAAGCGTCGAGGAAGCGATGGACAGCACCGCGCCCAATACGGCCTTTTGCCAGACGAAACCGAAGGCGAGCGAACCACCGACCGTCGAGATAGTCGTTCCAGCCATGATAGCGCTTATGGCGACTTGTGGCATGGTTTAGCCAATGCTCCAGGCTTTTTTCCAGTGTGTTCTCGAAACCGCGAGCAATCCCTTCGGGCCGGGGGCCATGGCCACCTTGCCAAAGGAAATGCCGAGGGCGGGGCCATTTTCGGTTGAAAGCAGAATAACATCGCCCCGCATGGCGGACGCGGGATCGTCGGGCGCGCCGAGTATGGATTCGGCGATGTCGGGCAGGGAAGCGAAACCTGCTTCCCGCATAAGCCGGAACGCGGATCGTTCGTCATGGTAGCGTTCGCGAAACCGCGCTACATAATCGTGTCCTGTCATGCCCAATACCATATTGCCCGCGAACAGGACACAATCATGCGTTCCCCATCGGAACGGGGTGTTTTCGGCATGGGAGATGCCTTCGACAAGGCGTTTATCCCAATCTTCGCGGCGCGCTACCATTCCAGTTCCTTGCCAGCGGCCATTTGAGACACGTATTCGAACCCCTTGTCGCCTGGAAATTCTTCTTGCTGATCGGCATCCGTATAGCGACGGATGGAGGGACTTTCCCAACGCGCCAGGGGGGATACGGCGCGTAGTTTCACCTTGGCGATTTCGCCTATTTCTCCTTCCATGGTATCCATGGAATAAAGGAAGGGGCCAACGGGTTCGCCGGTTATTTGGTAATCGGTATCGAGGAAGGCCAGCCACAGGGAGGCATCCCGGTCGTAGTATCCTTCCCCAAGCGCGGTAGCGAGCATGGTGGGATCGATACCGGATAGGGTCAGGTCCAGATCCGTGGCTTCCAGTTCGGCGGTTTCGCTAATGGTGGAAATCTCCCCCAGCATTCCGACGCCGAGCCATTCCTTTCCTCCCCATCGATATTCCATCCCCCGCGCGCCGGAATGCAGCCGCAAAACGCCGCTTTCGAAGTGCAATTCCGCAAAGACCAGCAGACGGATATCCTGCCTGGCAAGGGCATCGAGAACGGCTTGATTCGATATTCTATTCATGATGTTAACTACAGAACGTGTTAGCTTAGAATGCCTCTTCGATCTGTATTTCGACATCCGCCACGCTTGTTTCGAAGCCGAAAGCGCCTTGTTGGTTATCTTTCAAACTGAAGATGGCGGTGGACGATCCATAGACGACCAACGCATCATCGGATGGGGTAATCCGTATATTCGGGGTTATGGCAATATTCGCTTCGCCATTTTCATCACTATCGACGCGAGCGGTGATCTGTTTGATTTCATCACCGATGCCGATGAAATCGCCCAACTCGAATACGCCTGTGGTGTTCGATGGTAGACCATCCACGAGGATCGAATCACCGGTTTGCTCCGCGCCTTTGATCCTTGGCGTCCCCGTGACCGTACCCAATGGGGTTGGGCATTCGAAGTGGAAGAGCCTGAATTTTCCCGAAGGCCCTCTTAAACTATTGATGAAGGCGGATAATGACTGTCCTTCGCGTCTTGTCATGTTCGTGAAGGTCATGGTCACGATCCACCTGGCGCCGGGCCATTCCTGAGTCTCACTCGACTTGGTATAAGGTGATCGATTGGAAGCGATGTTGTGTTCCAATAACCAATGCATGGATGCGGGCCTGATATCCTGGGGCCAATCACGTATGCTCATGATCTGCGCCCCACCATCCTGGCGGTTGCGCCACCTTGCCCGATCCGGCGTGAAAAGTCCTTGAACCCATCCGCCGTTACCTGTTTCGCGATGGCATACAGCCGCTTCTCCAAACCGGGATCATTCGCGCCCCGCGCATCGATTTTGAACACGGGGGCATAGGTAATGGTATCGCCGCGCGCGGCTTCCGACGCGGGGGCCAACGCCCGCATCTGACCGGGGGTAAGCACACTCTCATCTTTGCGTATGATGGCGGGTGTTTCATCGGGCCCTATCCCGGCATGAAACCTCGGGGCATCACGGAAAACGCTGGGAGAAACCGCCCTCTTGAAGGATGCCTCATTCTCTCCCGTGCCGCCGCGATGGAAGGCATTCGCCTCGAACCACCCGACGCCCCCATCCGCCCACATGTCCCCCGGCAGGTACGGCGTAGTGGCCGTAGCCAGCGCATTGGGCGCGGTTGGCGCGAACAATCCGCCCACCAGGGAATTCAGGCCGCCCATCAGGGCGGGGGCCATGGTTTCTCGAAATTGCAAGCGCAGCATTTCTTCCACCATCACATTAATGAGATCGGTAAATTCCAGCTTCCCGGTCTTCACGAACTGGACAAAGGCATCCTCGGCGGAATACATCGCTCCCGATACCGCCATGTCGATATTCCTGAATGTTCTATTGGCGGCGCGCTCCAAATCATCCAGGCCTTCGATAGACGCTTGGGCGGATTTCCTCGCTTCTTCTTGCTGCTGAACATAGGCGAGAGTCAATTTGAATTCGGCCCCTCGCGCCTTTTCCGCCGAGATGCGTCCCGCTGCCCGCAGACTTTCGAGCAACGCCAGTTCCTTTCTATAGGCGCGGGCATTGGCCTCCTCGGGAAACAGGCGATCCATCAGGCCTTCCCCGCTTTTTAGCATTGCTTCATAGGCGCGCCTGCTTTCCTTCATGGCGTCGGTCTGTGCTTTGGCGGCTTTGGTCTTATCGTGCATGCGCCGAATTTCCCTGGCATGTATAGCGGATAATACGTCGATGGCCTCTCCCTCGCGCCGGGCATCGAGGATACCGGCGACGCGCAGGTTGCGGATGCCCTGCATTTCCTTGGCATATTGTTTGGCGAGCGCCTTCATTGGAAAGAGTTTATCGAGGAGTCTCTGCTCCTCCTTAGTCGCTTCTCTCGTTATCTTCGATAGCCCGCTGGTTTCCTCTTTCAGTTCGATCACCCGCTCTTTCGCGGCATTCACGAACCGGGTGAGATCCCGGTATCGCTCCCGATCCTTCGGGTCCGGCCCGTAGGACATGCCGCGAATGCCCCAATAATCATCGTAAGTTCCCTTTTTGAATTCCGCTCTCAGGTCGGCCATTTGCGCCTTGGCCCGCTCGATGTCCTTTTCGAGGTCGAAGAGTTTGATCTTCTTTGGGTTCCCTTCCAACACCCGCAGCTTTCTGGCGTAATCCTCTGTGGCGTCGGCGGCGGAATTGGCGTTCATGGCCCAAATACCCAAGGCCGTCGCGCCGGTTATCAATAGGCCGGCCGGCCCCCCAAGGGCAGCCAAGGCGCCCCTGGCGAAATTGGCGGCGGCTGTCATGGCGCGCAGGGAAAACGTGACGCGACGCACAGAGGCGGCGGTGGTCGGCAAGAGGTAATTGACGGCCTGGGTTTGGGTGCGAAAGGCCAGCATGTGCGCGGCGGTGGTTTGCAGCATGGGGCCCGCTCTTCGCGCGGCATAGAGCCCCATCAAGGCGAGGGCGAAGTCATCGACATGCCTCGCCCCCATCATGGTGTACTTCGCCGTGCTTTCGCCCCATTTTTGTAGCGTGCCATCCGCTTCCAGGGCGTGGAGTTCATCCAACACGCCCCGCACCTCGGCCTTCATCTCCTCGAATACCCCGGCGTCCATGACCATGTTCCGAAAGGCGAACCATTTATCCCCGAACATGGACATGAGCCCATCCCATGTCCTGGCCAGCTTGTCGGTAGCGCCCCGAAATTGGGAGTCCATTTTTTTCCATTCCGCCATCATGCGCTTGCGGGTTTCCGCAGCGCTATAGGACACCCCGAACTGGAACCCGAGCATGGCCAGGATGCCACGGTCCCGAAACAGATCGGCGGCGCCTGCCCCCGCGCTCAACATTTTGGAGACTTGATCGGCGGATTCTTGTATCGTGCTGCCGGAAGCGGCGGCGAGATCCCCAATCAGCGGCATCCATTCCTTGATTTCATCCACGCCCCCTTTCATGATTCCCGCCAATTGGGTAGCCGATGCCATGATTTCGTTATATTGGAAGGGCACCTTTCCCGCGTATTCGGCCATGGCCTTGAACACGCGGTTCCCTTCACTGGTGGAGCGCAGCAGGATTTCGAGGCGGGTGGCGTAGCCCTCGGCGGTGGTCGAGGCTTCGAGGAAAGAGGATGCGGTCTCCTTGATGCCAAAACCGGCACCAGCGGTAAGGGCGATGTTCTTCAGGGAGCCTACCAGGGATCTCGCGGTGGTATCGAGCCCCTGGGCTTCGCTTTCCATGGTCCCCATGTCCCGTCCGGCGCGCAGGGAATCGCTACCGACCCTGACGACGGCGTTGTCGACGCGGTTCAGTTCAGCAACGAGTTGCGAGCCGTCGCCGCGTATCTGCGTACTAAGGACGAGGTTGGACATGGTGGTGTGTTTGGACGGGGATCGCCCTCATTGGTATGATTCGCATGGTTTTGCTTTTCTATTCACCATACTCGACGAGGGGATACCCGATAATGAAACTATCCGAAAAAGATCAAGAGAACGTTGAAGAAAAGATTCTTTCCCTGCAAAAAAAGCTACAGAAAACGAGCGATAAGACCATCCTGCCTCTATCCATCGGCGAACATGTATTGTCGGTACTGGAACGCGGGGAACCGTTAACGGTCGATACGTTGATCGCTTCCCTTTCCCAGGCGGCGAATTCACCCGTGAACTCGCTTAACAAGTCGATCGCAAAACGGGCTATTGCCGAAATCAAGCGAATTACGACCTCTCGGCATTCTTCCGATTGACGTCCTCATTGACGAGGGTATACAGGACCAAAGAGACCAGGGAGGCCGCCCTCTTTTCATCCAGGGGACATTCTTCGATCCACTTCGGTACGATGGTCCTGACTCCCGTAACGAACGCATTATCGAGCACTTCCCCGGCATCCATATTCAACAACCAACCCAGGGCTTCATTATCTTTTCCGGTATCCGAAGTTCGACGGATTTTCTTCATGGCCTTCCGTACTGCCTTGGATAAGAGCATGGCCTGATATTCATCCTCCACGGGCCATGCTTCAATCAACTTCACTAGCTGAGTCTTGACCCCGGATATCGTGACTTTGGCAAGCTCACCTTTCATCGGCCATTCCAAGGTTTTCAAGTTCATTGTGTATTTCCTGAACAGGGGGTAATTGGGTTGGATAGGCGCTATGGTGGAATACGCCGCTGCGCGGCTATTACCACCCTACCCGCGTCTTTCCCGGTCTATTTCATTCCAGGTTCTTACGATGGCCGTTTCGATGATCCGCAGCTTTTCGAATAGTTCCGGCGTGATGGAGAATTCGGCCATTTCCAACCCGGCCCGGACATCCCCATAGCGCAACCCGGCGCGCGTCATCTGGGATTGGATGATTTGCCAGGCGAGGATGGCCTGCCAGTTTTCCGGGAAGATCTCGATATGTCTTTCAATCTCTCTGGCGCGATACCGGGCGATGAACGCATCATCGGCGCCGAAGGCCGCAAGATCATCTGCTATTTCGTCTTTCCCTTCCGGTCCCGCCGCTTCTCTTGCCATTTTTTCAGCGGCGGTGGTGAGTTTTTTACGATGGCCTCCTGCATCGGGTCATCGCCTGCCATCATCTGCCAGTAGGCGCGATAGATGGCGGTGCGCACATAAATGATTCCACTCATGCGAGTGATGGCTTCAGGAGAGGGCGAAACCGGATTTCCATCATCATCATCGATGCCTTCCCATCCGACCAATATCCCCTTCAAAAAGGCCTCCTCTCCCCGGTCCATCAGTTCTTCCAGCTGATCATCCGGCAGAACACGAAAAGACGCCGTGAATTCCTGGCGCACAGTCGCATCTCCATCGACCGGGACATTGACCACGACGGTTCGCTTTACGATCTTGTCTTTATCGGACAATATAAAGCCCATTCAACGCTCCTTTATGGTTACTTTACGGTGATTTTGAAGTCATCATCGCCACTTTCGGGGATAATATTGAGATCCATCTTGATGGTAACGAAGCCATCCTGCTCGCCATAGGCGGGCTTCATGGGTTGCGCCTTCGGGAAATCGAATTGGACGATATTTCCGGCGATCTTGCCATGGACGAGTTGCAACGCGCCTGCGTTATTGCCCTTGGTATCGGTAAACCAGTTCTTCGTGCCAAGCGGGGGAGCGTCGATGGTGACGCTGGCATTCGGGGTGTGATTCGTGATCTCCACGGATTCAAGACCTACCCGGTGCAGATACTTGACCACATTTTCCTGCTTGCATTCGAATTCATACAGTTTGGCGGACGCGCCGCCCATGGTGAAGGTCGTATCACTATTGGTTACCGGAAGCGGATCTTGAAATGCAGTGAAATCGCCCGTTGGATTCGTTTCCGCCGCGGGGTCGACCCATAGCCCGGTAAAGACGAAATGGAAATACGGGATCTCATCGGCCTTGATTTTGATACCCATCGTGCCCCGCGCGCCGATGACTTTGTGTAGGGCGCCATCCAGATAGAAATACAACGTCACGGATTTTTCATCGTCCGAGACGGGCTCGTATTCCACCTTCTCACTCGGCGTGACGGTCTCTACGAGGGCGCAACCATGAAGCAGGGGTCCATAAGCGGGGGCGGTCCCCGCTGCACCGGAACCGGCCACCTCCACATCGAACTCCAGCTTGATATGGGTTCCCACATGCAAGGCAAGCTCATTGCCGAGCCTGCCGTTCACGAGTTTCCGCTTCTTGGTTTCTCCTTCCATGGGGGAGATGGTGACGTCACTGATTAGGATCGCATTGTTGCCCCCGTCTGGCGTCGGATCAGTCCCGTACGTGGTCTCGACCTTCGCCAGCAGGATTTTCTTCTTTGCCTTGTTGCCCACTGGTATGCTCCTGTGTTTCCTGCCTAGCGTTCTTTTGCTCGTTCTTTAGATATTCCCGCGAGGCGCCCGCTGGAACCTCCACGGTCTTGCCGGAATGCGGATCGATAATGAATGTGCCGCCTTTTCTCATATTCGCCTCCGATTGGGTTTTACACCTTTCTGATCTGGGTCGCCGTCCGGTAGCGCTCCATCCAAAGGTGGAAACCGTTATGAATGGCCATCAATTGTCCGTCCACGTATTCTATTGGTTCGCAATCGGTTGGCGACCATCCCAACAGCGCCGCGCACACCTTATTGCACAGATCCGTATTTTCATCGGAACTATCGACGTTCCTGGCCCCGGATACGTTTCTGACGGCGATAGTGATCCCGAACAGCCGGTTAACCCGTTGGGAGATACCATTCACAAGGGTATTCTCCCCGGCCTTCTGACTATCCGGGAACACATACGCGCCCGGCGCATTGATCCGCCCCGACAATAGCGCCTGATAATCAGCCGCGCCCGCGACCTCCTTGAAATCGAGGCATTGCTCCTTGATACGGGCCTGTATTTCCTGGCGGGTATTCATCGTCGAAAGGCCCTATCCAACACGTTCTGCCCAAAGATCCCTTCTCGCTCGTGAACGCTCACCACGCGATCATTCACCGTATTCGTGGAGCCCGGCGTTTCGCCCGGCAGGGTAATGCTCCCCCTGGATATCTTGTCCAGCGTCTTGAGAGCATCCTGATAGCGTTCTTCCACGGGCTTGACCGACTGATCGGCATACAGGAAATGACGCGCGATATTGGCGGCGACGGGCAAAAGGAGTGGCGGCGTTTCCGCAAAGGGAAGCCGGTATCGCGCCATCAGATACCCGTCCATCAAGGCATCGGTATCGGCAATGGCGGCGGCAACGACGGCGGCGTCGATGCCGCCGCCATTGCCGGTTAGCTGCCGGATTTCCTCCTCGCCAAAGCGGGTAACAAGCTCGGCTTGCGTTATGTACGCCATTTCGATGCCAGGGCGCCTTTAATCAGCGCCGTCAGCGGCCTTATCGACGCCGGACGCATCATTCGCAGAATCCGCAGCATCCGGCGCGGCGGTATCTTTCTTGGGCGGCTCGAAAGCGCGGATGCAATCGTGCTTCAGCAAGACGTCCACCTTGGTATCATTCTCGAACAACATGATCGTTTCGTCCGGCATATAGTAGACCTGATATACCTTGATGGGCTGCAGGACGACGAACGCTTTCTTTTTCAGTACTTTGGGCATGGTGATTTCCTCATAAGACATTTTTTGGTAGGTAGGTTTTGCCGCGTAGCAAAACCCGGTTCATTGCGTAATATTACGCGGGTAGATCCTTACGTCTTTGGCTTGCGGATCTGTATATTCCCTGCCTTTACCGGAGCTTCGTCATCGTCACTGACGCCGGTTACTTCCTCGAACTTCTTGTCATCATCCTCTTTCACCGGTGGCGTCCCGTCTTCTTTCGGGTCCTTATCCACGGCCACGAGGCTACCGGACTCACACAGAATCTTCACGTCCTCATTACCATCCGGCAATTCGATTGTTCCGTCTTTCGGTTTGTGAATTTTGCCCTTCCATTTGAAGGGAGAGATAATTTCATATTTCATATCGGTTTACGCTCTAAACGACATTTTGAAGGAGGTATCCCGCACCAGGCCATGAGATGATGTGACGATAATCATCCCGCCGTTGATAGGCCGTGGCGGTGCGATTCGGGACTTCGTATGGTTTACGGATAAAGGGATGTTTCCTTATGTGATACCGGTACGCGAAGCTCGGTTCCACTTTATCGGAAATGTCTCCCCCCTTTCCTTTGGGTTTTGCCACATAACCGAGCCAGGCGTCGTTGCCCCAGATCGGTATCAGCGCATCCTGATTATTCTTGTACGCGGCAGTGCCGATAACGAGCCTTTCGACCTGGAAATAGTTTTTGATGTAATCGTCAGAGGGCGTGGAGCCCGCATTCTGGCGTTTGAATACCTCCAAAACATTCGCATTATTCTTGACGGCGAGCAAAGCGGCGTGACTCAACATCAAGACATTTGGCATTTGCCCCCCGGTGGAGAGCCGCACTTCTTCTCGCGCTGTGTCAACATCCTTGCCGGGGTCGTTGGCGTCATCACTCCACTTGGCCGCCACAAGATTTACCTTGTGATCGTTATCGTAATTTCCCTCGTTTAGGGCCATCGAAGCGCACTGGTATTCCTGCCAGAGGCTCATGACATCGGAAAAACCGTGTTCGTGGCCCGCACACCGAGCCTGATTCCGTAATTCGTGCTCGCCTCGATCATTTCTACTTCCCCAACGAGCGCTTCCAGGACGTGTTCGTCTATTTTGTAGACACCTTCGCTATACCCCAGGTTTATCCGAGGTACATTGGCGGTGCCATGATGCGACGAATCGACCAATCTGAATTGCTCATCTCCGAACTCGACAACTATCCCGGTATATCTGTCCACCGGCGCGAGGGGGAAGATGGCGCTGCCGATATGGAACTGGTTTTTATATCCTCGCGCAACCGTAGTCAGCACGGGGTGAATCATGTTTTTCATGGTAATAATCTTCCTAAACCGAATAAGCACTTCGATCTTTTACCGTTAATCCATCAAGACAAGGGCCGGACCCCAATCACTATCGGTGTCGATAGGGTCTTCTTTCTCTCGCAAATGGGCGAAGACATGCTTGGTTGTAATGTCGGACCGTAACGCCAACGCAGCCATGCCATCGGCTCCGCAACGCAATAAGACCCCTACCGAAACATTGCTATCAGTGCTGCCCCAAAGGAGACATTCAATCTCACCCTTGACGGCGACATCGATACGATCACCGATTTCGCCATCTTCTTGCGCGACGCCGAAGACTTCTGCATCCTGCACGCAGGTGGCCCCATCGTAACCAACGAGGGTCTTTTTCTTGACCTGCGCAGTTAGCACGATGCTCTTCATTAAGGTGACTGTTTGTGCCAGCAATTTTCTGCTCCTTTATCAAATTGATAAACTCTTTTAATGAAGATCCCGAGAAAGACAGCGCATCCTCTTACCCCAGAGCGCTACTGGCGATCACGGTCTCCAGGGCCGTGGTATAACTCATGCCTTCATTAGCGTTCTGAAAGGCAAGAATCTGCTTATGCAAGGCAAGATCCGCCTTATCGGCGCCCGCGAACTCCCGCGTGGCGGCGGGCAACATGGTGACGGCTACATCGGGCGCCGAATATTCGCCAAAATCCGCCAAGGGAGGGCGCTGTTCCAAGAGTTCCTGGAGGATACCCGTTGGGGATTTACTAAGATCGCCATCGGGGGAGGCGAATTGCAATGGCTCCTCCTTGGCCAACACGCCGAACAAGGCGTCGACGCGGGGTTTTTCATCATTGCGCAGCTTGCCCTCCTCGACCAGTTTCTTCGTGAAGCCGTCGTAGGTTTGGCTCGCGAATTGCAGTTGTTTGGCCTCCAGCGCCTTTTCTTTCGCTTCGAGTTGCGCGGCCCGCGCATTGAGGGCCTTGGCGGCTTTCGTAATTTGTTCCGGGCTCATCGTGAAACATTCCTTACAGGTTGGTGAGATAAGGAGGGGGGGGCAACAAAGGCTCCCGCCCCCCAGGGAAAATTCGGCTTTTGCCATCCCCGTGACGGCGGGGCTTCTGGCGCCCAGGAATCCAACGTGGCGCAAGTAATACCTGCCGGGGGTCGGATTCCCGGCCTGATTTGGAAAAAACAGGGAGATGGAGATGTACAGATAGCGCTCCTGGCGGACGCCTTCTCTTAGCGCATCGCTTACGCTGCGCGGCGTTGCGTACAGGCTATCGCCTTCCATATGGAGCGCGTCCACCCAGCCATGGGCCGGATCGTCGCTTGCCGGGTGCCCGATGACGAGGGGCGCCGCCAGGAGGTTCGGGTCGTAGATCTCTTGTATTCCCCGCACATCCTCGCGCGTGAAGGAAGTGGGAATCCCATTCACGCCGACATGCGTCCCGGTCTTGAATATCTCCAGTGCTTTCGTCATGGCGTATTTTTCATTTTCAGTGAAACGGGGGGCGCGAATTCATCTTGCATGGAGCATTATTCACTTTATCCGGCCCCGCGTAAGCGTGAAGGGCTTCACGCACAAGCCGGATAGAATCCGCTTCAATCACCGGATAAATGCCGTTCGAAGAGGATTGAAATTTCCTGTTTATCCTGCGCATCGAAGCCGAGGAACGCCCGTTTCGGCGAGCCCTCTCCGAATTGATGCGCGGGGGCGTATTTTCGGTTTGTGCCGAAAAAGAGGGATTTGCCTTCGATGTGGTAGCGCATGGTGTCCCGCAGATCGGCATGGAACTCCAGTATCTTTGCGTGGCCCTTGCCTTTCCTTCTTTTCCATTCGAGATAATCCTCGGATAGCGGTTGCCACTTGTCCCCATTCGGATCCGTTTCCCTGTCGAAGCGCGCGCGGGTGGCGAGATCCAGGTATTCCCCTATCTGCCGGTATACCGGAGAGAGGTCGGCGGCGGCCCGGCGTCGTTGGCGGATGCCCTGGCGAAGGGCGCGATCCTCCATGCGAATGCGCATGCGGATGCTCATTACAGCAGCCCTTGCGCCCGCAGGCGCGCCTCTCCCGGCATGTATTCGAATCCGGGGTCGATGCCCTCGGGAACGGAAACGATCTTTTGATCCCCGATGGGTCCAACGAGCTTTTCCACCATGACGGTCTTGGGCGACTGCCGGGCGATGGAGAGCCCCATGCGCTTGACATCCCGTTCCGAGACGCAAAACTTCTTGCAGTGGCAACCCCATCCGTTCATGGGGGAATGACTCAGCCACCAGGGGTCATCGAGTGGCAGCACCAGGTTATGCCAGGCAAGATGTTCGGCCCTGGGGTTGCGGCTACCGCCATGCTTATAGAGCCCGAAGGGACGGGCGCGGCGCAATTCCGGGTCGCTCATCTGTTTCTCGCGCCCGGCAAAATAGGATTGGCGTAGATTCGTCTCGTAAATAACCCGTGTGCGCCAATCGAAGCCGCCGCGATAATCCCATCCGGTCCGTTCGATGATTTCACCGAATCGCTTGCGGAATTCTCCCAGGGTTTCATTATCGGCAATGGCGGCATTCACGGCCCCACGCAGATCGGAAAGCAAGGTTTCCTCGGCGGCGCCCGCGACGCCGAAGCAATATTCGTGCTCGGTGGCGTAGAGATCCGCCCAGGTGTTGGTGGGCAAATCGATCTTTTCCCGGAAGAAAGCAATCTGTTCCGGGAAGGGTATGGCGCCGACTTGCGCGGAAGGCTCGGCAATCATTCCGGCCCCCCCTGTAAGATGTCGTAGCGCCCGGCCATGTGCGCGGCGAGAACGGCTTGCCCCATGGCGTTTGCGAATGCCGACTTATCCATCCCCGGGATCTCCCGTTGCAGGCGTCCCCGGAATTCCGCGAGGGACCCGACCTGCCCCAGGAGGGCCTCGATTTTATCCGTCATGCCAGCCACGGCGCGCCCGCCAGTCTGCCGCAGGGCGCGAAGCTGCGCGTCCGTACTATCCGATTCCCGCGCGGGCGCGTTGTCCGGGGCGCTGAATTCTTTCGACTTCTTTTCTTCTTTTCCAGTCGGCTCTTCGGGTGAAGCATCCCGCGTGGCGGCGTTATCGGGCTCCCATCCCTCGCCGTAGGTGTCATTGATATACTTTTGCGTCGGGCGATATCCGAGCTTTCTTATCCGTTCATCCCGCGCGGAGATTTCATCGAGATCATCCGGCTGCTCCATGACGCGCCACACCTGTGGCGGGCGCGCGCCGGGGAAATTCCATTCCGTCATCCAGGCGACGACCTGATTATTGAATGATGCGCACAAGAGATCGGCATCGGATTTCACGATATCCTCTCGCACCGTGCTTTGCAGCTTTTCATCGCCTAATTTTCCGGGTGTGCCGGAACTGGAGGCGGTTTGCCCGAGAATAATCTTGGTGATCGCATCCGACATCAACTGCTGGAACGCCTCATTCTTGACGTCCCCCGTCCTGGTGGCCTCCAGCAGCATGATCTTCGTGCCCTCCGGGATGGTGACGGCGGCGCTATTTTGCAAGGCGACCAAGGCTTGATAGAGCTTCGGTTCATCCTCTTTTTGGCTGTATTCGCCAATCGCGGTCGGGACCGCGAATCGATCCAGCAGCTTCAACCAGAACTCCACGCCGCCGCGCCGAAAGAACACCGGCCAATACAGCCAATGGGCGAGGCCGCGCCCGTAGGGGTCATCGTCGTTATCGGCGCCGGTGGAAAAAACCCAAAACTTCCTGGGAGGCAGCGGTTCGCCTTCCACCGGATTGGCCATGGTGATAAGGCGTAGTTTTTTTTCCGTATCGAAGCGGAAGCGTTTACGGTTGCGCACCGGGATCGATTGGGGCACGATTCTTCCTTCGCGGACTGCCCACAGGCATTCGGCGACTGCGTAGCCGTAATAGACGCCGAAGAGCATCTTCTTCGTAATCTCATCGAATGGAATATCCTGCAACACTTCCCGCAGGTGATCGGCGGCGATTTTGTCCTTCCTGCCCTCGCCGCCTGGTTTTACCGCCCATTCACGGGAAATAACGGCGAGTTGCCGCTGCGTAAAGGCTTGAAATACATCCCAATCCTGATAGATCTCCTCATATACCTCCAGTTCACCATTCCCCTCCAGGGTGAGGATTTCATCCTGGGGCTCCAGGAGGGGCAGCTGATCGACGAATCCCCGCGTAATATCCCTTCCTTCCCCGATGATGGCGATTTCACGCGTATCGGGTTTTCTAGCGGAATCCGGCATGGCTTATCCTTTCATTACCAATGATGCGCCGAGGGCCTGAGAACAGATTCGCGCCACTGGACATGCGCGATCCGATAGACTCATAAGCAAATGGCAGCTTGCCACTACCAGCGGCGTGGGCGGCGAGCGCGGCGGCCCAGAAATAATCCCCGTGGTCCGAGGTTTGGCTTTCGTCCGGGTCGAATCTCGGCTTGCCCGTCGCGGTCACCATTTTTTGGATACTGGAGAGGCTTTCGCGGATGGGCTTGTGGTTCGCGGGGATCTTGTACTGGCGATTCTCGAATCGCTCCTTGATCACATAGGCAAGGTTATGTTTACTGGTGTTATTAAAGAGAACACCTTCCACGCGGTGCTCGCCATATCTTCTCTTGGCGTCTTCCACGGGTTTTTCTCCCATGCCGCTTTGATCCATGCAGATCCGAATGGGGCGGTAGCGGTCCACCAGTCTATCCAGAGCGTTATCGTGTTCTTCGAAGCTCTTGTTTTGGAGGGCAACGACTTCCCGCGTCCATAGGGTTCCATCGACCTCTTCGTCTACCCAGGACACCCAAAGATCCTTGCGCAGGCCGATGTCGTTACCGATATAGGTGGCGTGTCCCTGGTGTCGGGCCGGATCACCCGCATTCTTATGCTCCGCGGCATTGATGAGATCCCAACCGAGCCAGGCGTAGGCGTCATCCATGAATTCCAGTTCGAACTCTTGACGCCAGATCAGATCATCGCCAAGCCCTTTCCGCAACATCTCGACATCACGGGGCAGGCCTTCGCGGACGGCCTGGTGGATATCCATGGTGTGACGCGACCATATCTCGGCAAGCGCCGGGTCGGTCATCAACTGGTGGAATTTGTTGCCCTTGCCGTTGGGGGTGCTGATAACGATGATCCGAAAGCCATTGGAGATCACGGGGAAGAGCGCTTGCCAAATTTCGTCGGGATGCTTTTGGAAGGCATATTCATCCAGGAGCACGTTGGCGGCGAATCCACGCGCCGTATCCGGCGTCGATGGTAGCGCCGTGACACGCGAACCATGCTCCAATTCAAGCTCCGTAGTGTTATACCTGACCCCATTGATGCGCTCGACGGAATTAAACGCATTAAACGCGGTTTTGAAGGCGTTTAAATGGGGTTCCAGGCATTCCTTCATTGCCTCTTTCGCCTGACGCTCGCCACGGGACAAGATAATCCACCTTGTCTTCTTGCCCAAGACCTCTTCGTCGATGCATTTGAAACAAACCTTCAAGGTCCCGCAAAATGTTTTTCCGGTCTGTCGACTGAACATGCCGGCGATGAATCGGCTATCGTCCCCGACGAATCTCCTTTGCGTGGGAATAAGGATCGGGCGGCTCATGCCGAGGCGCCATCCGAAACTTCATCCTTGATTCCATAGATTTCTCTCTTGATCATGGATGTGATCTCGCCCTTGGTTGCCGTGGACGGCATATTCCGTGTCTTTTCGAGCATCTCCTCCGCCAGTTGGCGCTTGATCTCCGCTTCCCGCTTGATGTTATCCATGCCGGCCTTCTGTGTGCGCGAGAGGGTCAGGGACATATCCTTGAGCATGGCAATGAGCGTCGGCGCGGAATCCTGCGTGACGCTGTTTTCCGATACCTTACCCATGATCTCCAGGGACAGGGCATTGATGCTCTCCAGGACGATTCGCCCCTGCTTGCCGCTGGTATCGGCGCCGATCCGTTCCGCCAATGCGTTTGCCATGTGACGGGATTTTTGCAGGCGATCTCCCATCTCTCGAATCTTGCGCTGCTCGCGCCCGATGTCGTGACGACTGATCTCGGAAAGTTCATATTCCCCCAACAGTGTGGGATCACATTTCGCCAACAGTTCATTGACGCATTCCGCGATCTGCTGTTGCGTGAGCGCCCGGTCGCGAAACCATTCGTCCAGGGATTCCCGCACAGCGGGGGGAAGGCGGTCGATTTTGCTTGGTCCGGCCATGCTGGAATCGACTCCTAGAAGGCGCCGCGCCGACAGGGGGCAACGCCGGGGTGTCTCGCGCGGCCCCGCGCCACGTCGGTCCCGCGCCGGGTCAATTGGCAGACGGTAAAGGACAGGTGACCGGCGCCGACCTCTTCGAGGGAAAGAAGCCTCTGTTCGGTCAACCAATGGACATGGCTCGAAAGCCTGTCATGGCTGATATCGGAACCCACGCCCGCCATCAGGCTCTGGATCTCATGGGTATTGGCCATTCCATTCGGCGCCGCATCCAGGATTTCGAGCACGAGGCGGCGGTGGTTATGGTCGGTGAGATCGGTCAGGTTGAACTTCATTCGGCGCTCCTCGGTATTGGCCCGATGCTCAACAAACCTTTTCCGATGAGGTTGGTTTGGATCGTCGACAAGGTACTGTCCACCCCGGAAAGCGCTCCAGATATCGCGCCCATGGTTTGTTTCATTTCCTGCATCTCGCCGGATAACCGGTTATCCATGGCGTGGATTGTTTCGTACATCTTCTGTATATCGCCGTGGTTTGGCGAGGAATCGGCGCCGGATTCCAGGCGATGGATACGACCCTGAACCTGGGAACAATGTTGCGCGCGGCTCTCCTTGTACTCTGCGATTTTTAGTTCCATTTCCGCCTTGGCGGTCTCGATTCGGGTGTCGAAGGATTTCTGCATGTTTTCAATCTTCGCACTCAGCGCGTCGATACTTCCCTGGTTCACGATGGTCCGCCTGGACATGGTGATCCATGCGGCTGCTGCGAAGATAAAGATTGACGGCCCGAAAGTCGTAATCAAGCTAAGGTCCATGAATCCGCTCCTTATTGGCAAATCGATCGGTTTTTCGTGTCCGCCAATGATAGACAGAAAGGCGATTCGCGTAAGCGTGAAGGGCTTCATGGTGGTGGGGTTTTTGCGGCGATTCCGCCATGCGAATAAGTAGTCCGTTATCTGGAAAATTTTCGACAAAACGATCAAGAAATATTAAGGAATATTAGTTACTGGATTCCCGCTTTCGCGGGAATGACGGGAGAGCAGTAGACGTAGGGTGGATCGCTACGCGCATCCACCGTTTATCATGGTGGATGCGCGCAAGTGATAGGGCCCCCCGTTCCAGGAAGGAACGGGAGGGTTTGGTTTGCCGCCCCGGTAGCATTTTTTGATGGGCGAGGCGACGCGAATGATTTGTTAAAGAGCGGTGGATGGGATCTTTGGCCCACGCCACGCGACGAGCCACTTTCCAAGACGCGATGAATCGCGTCTTTATGAGGTGGATGCGCGGAGCTTATCCACCCTACGGTTACTTTCGATTCGTAATTCGTGATTTGTAATTCGTAATTCGTAATTACCCGTGGATGCGGCTATCGCCTTATCCACCCTACCGGTTGCTTTCCACTCCCCGCGATCCAAATTTCCGGAATAAATCATCCCTGGCCGCTTCCGCCGCTGCCGCTTCCGCTGGCGTGGATTCCCTTGCGGGCGCCGCGGCCGCCCGGCGCCGCCCGGCCCGTCGTTCTTCCTCCTGGCGCTTTTCGAAGGCGGCGGCGTCTTCGGCCTTGGCGGCCAGGATGGGATAAAAGTAGTTGTTGTCCTTGAGGGGCGGCTTGAGGGCGCCGCTCGCGAGGTTTTGGAATACGGATTCCATGGCGTTACGAAACACCGCCTCACTGATGCGAAAGGTGCGCCTTTTGTATTGCAGTCGGCCCTTTTCCAGGATTGCCAGGAGTTCCCCGACAATCTGCAGCGCCTTTCCCGTTTGGATGGCGTTCTTGCCATTGCGAAACAGATCCAGGTAATGAAATACCTTGTGGCCCATGTCCCCGGGAAACCGCAGGATTTCATGAGTCACCGCCTCCTTTTCCGGCCCGATCAGGAAGGCCAGGATATCGCCCGTAAGGTGGCATCCGGGGCATTCTGCTTTGTATTGCACACCTGCCATGTTCGTTTCGTTCCTCTGTCTGCTTGTGTGTTCGTTGCGATGGCGCTGGTGGATGCGCGGGCGATCCACCCTGCGGTTACTCTCCCGTCATTCCCGCGAAAGCGGGAATCCAGTAACTAATATTTTCCTTTTTCTAGCCATGTTTTTTTCTCTCCGTTATCGAAAGGCTACGTGACTTCCTGGTGGTGGATGCGCTTACGCTTCCACCCTACGGGACTTGCCTTTCTCATAGCCGATGCGGTACGCCTCTTCCTTCTTGTACTCTCCCATTGCCCACGGGCCACATCCTTCGAAACACACGATCGCGTCTGGAAGCAATGCCATGACGAATCCATAAAGCATCAGCGCATCCTTTTTCGTATATAGTTCCTCTTCATCTTCCAACGTTCCATAACATTTCTGGAGATATCTATCCTCACTGCTATCCCCGATGAAATAAGTCGCGTATCCGTCCGAATCGATATCATCCAGATAGAGATCCGGGTACCTGTTCTCGATGACTGTCATATCCGTTCCGTTTTCGACGCTGATCGCAATTTCCACTTTTACCTCCATTGGTGTATGTGAGGAGCTTATCCACCCTACGGTTACTTTCGATTCGTAATTCGTAATTCGTAATTACCCCGTGGATGCGCGGGCGATCCACCCTACGGTTACTACGGTCACTATGCCGCGAAGTCGAAGGCGAGTTGCCGCGCAGCGCCATCGGGCGCGTGTTCGTGTTTATCCTCCGCGAGGATCTCTCGAATGCGCCGTTCGGTGAGGTCATGCGCCAGGGCGATCCGGGCGGCGGTCGCGCCCTCCCGGAAGGCATTGCGTATTCGCGCATTGCGGACGGCGAGGATGGTCTTGTACATGCGCGGGATGTAGAGAGGCGTGCCCGCGCACACCCGAATGATGGCCCGCGCTTCTTCCTCTCCGATAAGCGCCGCGAGCCTTCCCCCCTTCGATCCCGCCGCGGGCACCCGCAGGGACGTGCCGCCATACGCTTCGACGATGCGTCGGGTCTTTTCGATCCCCACCAGATCCACGAGCAGGCGGATGTCCTTGGGTAGGTCTTCATTTGTCAGCGGCATTGGGGGCGACATCGGTTTTCGCCTTGGTCTTTTCTCGCCGGGCGTTGTTGTTGGCGAGCGCCGAAATGACAGCTCTTAGTTGCTCCGGTGTCGCCCATTCGAGCCTTTCCGGGGCCAGGTCGCCATGCATCTGTTTCAGGATGCCCTCCGCGTAGGCAGGCGTCCGATCGCCCAGGAGGGCGAACACCTTGTCGATAAGGGGTTTCTTGCCTTCCGCCGCCGTGAGATGCTTGCGGTGGAACCTGGCCCCATTACGGCGAAGCCGGGCCAACACCTTTTTAACCTCATCATCATCCATATCGGCGACGGACCCCTTGCCGGTAGCGTTGCGCAGCATCTCCCGGTAGGCATCTTCTTCCATGCCGAGTTGTTTCTTGCCGATATGGATCTTGGCGATGGCGTTTTTTCTTTCGGCGTTCATGGGGTATTCCTCCAAGGAAATATCAGTTACCGGATCCCGCTCACCAAGGAAATGACGGGAGCGTAGTGATGGCGCTCCCCTTCTTCCCCGGTCAGATTCCGCCACAGATCATGAATGAGATCGGCGGTGATGGGTTGCATCTTTTCCCGTGCGATGAGGGTGGCGTTGCGGATTACCTTTTTCATACCGCGCAGGGCGCCCGGTTTTCTGGCGATGCGCAGCAGGACATCGAAAATGGCTTTCTCCCTGGGCAGTTCGGTGGCGCGGATCAGCATCCGCACATCCTCCTGTGTGGGTTGGCGCAAGGAGACGCGCATGCCGATGCGCGAGAAGAGTTGCGCGAATTCACTGGCGCGCGTCCCGCCCGTGACGCGGGTATAGATGATCTCGTTCCCCATCAGGACGAGCCCGATTTCGGTTGCGTCATGGATGGAGCGGATGGTCTCCAGTGCTGGCATGGAAAGGTGTTGGGCCTCATCGATGATGAGCAACCCCTCACTGCCCATGAGCTTTTCCACGATGACGGCCTCGATTCGCGCGGCGCGCTCGTTTCCGACCCGGAGGCCTAAAGTCATGGCGATCCGCTCCAGGCAGGCGACGGTGGAGTTGACGGTGGGCGTCATGGTGACGAGATAGACGTTGGGGGTTTCCTCCCGGTATTGCCGCGCACAAACGCTCTTGCCCAACCCGGCCCCGCCATGGATCAGCGAGATGTCCCTGTTGACATGGGCGCTGAATATCGCGCTGATGATTCGCTTCGCGGTGTCCGTTTCCACGAATGCGGGGAGGACGGGCACGGCGTATTCGGCCTTTTTTTCCTGGGAGGCGAGCCACCTGGTTATCTTTTCCTCGACGCCAGGCACATCGCCGGGATATTTACTGTCGAGCCATTGGCTGAGCACGGCGGGCGAGATGCCGACGCGGCTGCTGACGGCGGCCTGGTTGAGTCCGCCCGCGAGGAGTTCCTTGATTTTTTCCTGGAGTTTTGCGTTGTACAGTTTCTCTGTCATGGTCTACAATTTCCTTCATTGTTTGTTGGTTCGTCGGGTTACGGCGCTGCATTGCCTAACCCGACCTGTTTTTACTCGGGCGTTTCCCGCTTATCTTCAGGACGTTTTCCATCGGGGTAGCGTCCGACAAACTGCTTCGAAACCCCAATCCAAAAAAGCAACTCGGTTGCCCGACACTCAATCATTAAAGAACTTTTTCCGTAGATTTCGTATAGCTCCCTATCTTTATTCCAAAGGAGAGTGAGCCCGAATGAATCCGCAATACGCGCATATTCAAGATCGCGGCTCATATATTTCCAGAGCAGGCGATTCCAGTATCTTTCACGACGCGCTTCGTGACGTTGTCTTTTCCGTAGCATTTTCCAGCCTGCCAATGTCATCCGACAAGGTAGTGGACTATATTTCAGGCCAAACACCTCCCGGCCCCTCCATTGCCCACAGCAACCGTAGGCTTCGCTATAGTCCCCGCTCCGACCGCACTCGCCTTCTTCTTCGAGTAGTTCGTTCGGCGCAGCGGACTTGAACGTGGGAAGCCAGAACACACAGGTTTCGCAAAACCCACGGGAATATCTGTTGATTTTCATCATTCCACCGTACAAAGATCCCAACCATCCGTTGCCCCCAATTCGCGCTGGAACTTCATCACATTCCAATCGAATTCCAGCCTGACTTCGAACAGGTGTTCGCATCTCGGGCACATCACCTCGTATTCGTCTTCACATGCCCCTGCAAACTCCTCTCCGAAATAATGCCCGCAGGCATTGCATTTCAGATCTTTTTCCATCATCGCCCCCCCAAGTTGTTATCCGGCGCTGGCGCGCCGCCTTTCCCGCATATTGGTCAATACCTCTTCATGGACATTCAATCCGCTTTCCCGCGCGGGCGGTTTCTTTCCTTCCCCGACCACCTTGCCGTCCACGACCCGCCTGACCTGCTGGAAGTTGCCGCGCACGACGCCGGGCGGCGGGATGTCGGCGGGCGATTGGGCCTCCGGGTACAGATCGGCGACCGCAAGGCTATCCATGCGCTGTTGGGCCGTGGCCTTTTTCTTTTCCGCCTTGACGAAGCGCCTTTTTTGCTTGTTGTATTCCCGCGCGGCCTCGGCGTCGTTGAAGGCGGTGTCCGGCATCCGTTCCGCCTGGCATAGATAGCGCCCGTCCGTGCTGTAAACGGAGACCGGCAATTGCATATCTTCCGGGTCGTAGTAGACGGTAAGGAGCATCCCCTTGTACTGAGTAAGGGACTCGCTCCAGTACCTCGGCTTGCCGTTCGGCCCCTTGCCCGCCGCAAGCTGTATCTCCCCACTGCGTTTGTTGGCCCGCGCCTGTTCCGGCATCAGGAGCAGGAGGCCGCGCTGCGCGTCGGTGAGACGGGTGGGCGCGGCCTTTTCGAAGGCCTTCTCGAAGGCCGCCTGAAAGCTCAACACGCCGCCACAAACGGCGCTGGCGCGATTCGGGCGCTGGTTGAAGCGCGTGACCTCTTCTTGTACCACCTGCGCGAACTCCGCGTAGGGGATGGCGGTCTTTGCCGAAAACCCCCGCTTCAGGAAACGGGGATGATTGGCCACCTCGCTATGGAGGCCCCCGATGCCGAAGGCGCGCTCGATGGGCTTGGCCCCCGGCGACATGAAAATCTTATCCGGGCTGGTGAACTGGGGTTCGATGCCAAGTTGCAACAAGATGCCCTGCATGTCCCCTTCGAGATCCTTGAAACGATGCCGACCACTGGCCCCGCCCGTCATGGCCTTGTTGGCGGCGACCGTCGTATTGTCGATAACGACCACATCCGGCTTCACGATGCCGGTGAGATCATAGGTCGCCAGCCGGAAGACATCGGTGTTTTCGGTCTTTGCCAGCCGCCAGGCGAGCATCATGCCGGAATGGGCATCGGCCCAGAACCAGCCGGTGGAGGTATGGATGATCTCCCCGTCCGGCCATTGGATATAGAGCTTGTCGAATTTGAGCCCATCCCCGACCACGTACTGCCCGGCCCGCAACATGCGCTTGTCCCGGCGCTGTGGCGGGAACAGCAAGGCAAGCTGATCCTCCCCCCGGCGCAACAGGGTCTTCGTCGTTTCCGGCACCTCCCTTTGCAATCGCCGCTCGAAGGTCTTGCAAGAGGGCATCTCCCCCCAGCCCTGGGCCCTAGCGACCTCCAGCAGCCGCCGATAGGACTCCGCGACGGTGGGCTGGCGCCGGTTCAGGTAATAGCCGGTAAACCAATCCCATGCGGGGACGGGGATCTCCTTGCGCGCCTGGCGCCCCTTCCAGCCGGGAATGAGCGCGGCCTCCCAATCCTTTTTTGCGTATTCCCTCGCCCCCGGTTTTCCGGGACCGCCATAGAACCAGTTTTTCAGGGTTCCGGCCGGTATCCCCTCGGTGGCGGAAACGGCGCGGGCGGCATCCCCGAAGGTGTCCCCGAGCGCCATGAGGTCGCTCATGGCGCGCAGGACGCGGGCGCGCTCCACCCCCTTGCGGCGCAAGGGCTCGGGACGGCTCGCGGCCCAGGTCCACAGGGCGTCCGCGTCATAGGTAAAGGGCGCCTTTGCCGCTTTTTCGGCTGCCAGCCCGCGCTCGCTCGCCAGGAGCCGCGCCTGGATCTCTTTCGGAAGATGCCGAAAGGCGAAGAGCTTGCGCCGCCCGCCCCGACCTGTCTCTTCCCGAAAACACCAGGATTCGCGGAGTGCTCGTTTTTCCACCGCTCTCTTGGTCACGCTGCTGGAATGCGCGATATCCAGCATGGTGTATTCCCGCGCGGGCATCGGAATGTCGGCGCTGCCCGGATGGGCGGGCGAGGGTCCGATGGCTGTGGGAGCGGCATCCATGGTTTGGGTTCGGTAATTGTCTGGTTTTGGTTGTTTATTGGTGGATGCGCGGAGCTTATCCACCCTACGGTTGCTCTTTCGTCGGGTTACGGCGCTTCGCGCCTAACCCGACCTACGCCCCTACGGTTTCAGCCCCAATAGCGCATCGACCGCCACAATATGCGTGATGATCTGGGCGGCCACCTGGGGCACGATGGCGTTGCCGAGCGCTTTTATTCTGTCCACCCGATTGGGTACCCCATGAACCATTCGCCCCACCGGGGGTTCAATGGCCCAATGCGCTCCGGTTGGCAATCCGGGGCAGTGGGCATAGAGCCTTCCATTTCCGCGATCACTTGGGTAAGCATCGGTGAAGACCCTCGCCTGCGCGACTTTTCCGCCGCCAGCGGCGATCCGCTTTGCTTGTAATCCGTGGCCAACAGCGTGGGAAGCAGTCTCGGCTCCAGTTTCCGTAATACGGTCACAAGGCCATCGCCGCTCGTTTTGCTCGCTCCCTTGTAATTGTGGTTCCCGCACTCGGTAAGCGTCGGCAACAATCCACACCCGGCCCCGCTCGTGGGGTGCGCCAACGGCGCAAGCTGGAATAAGGAACGGGACGACGTTGTATCCGGCCTCTTCGAGGTCTTGACAGATACGCTCGAGGAGCATTTCCTCTTGTTGTGAGAGTACCGCTTGGTATATGTCACGCTTTGCGTCGCGCATAATGGCCTTGTCTTCCAGGCGAGCAGCACCGATGGGTTCCCCCATGCTCGCGAGTCCAGCAACATTCTCCCCAACAAACCAACGGGGCTTGTCCCTGACAATAAAGTCATATAGCGCCGGCCAGAGATAGCGGTCATCTCGCGCGCCTCTGCGCTGCCCGGCAACGGATACCGGCTGGCAGGGGAATCCTGCGGTAGTAATGTCAGTTGTTGCATCATCCGCCTCCAATGTTTGGATGTCCGGCGCGATGGGAACGCCGAGATAGTTCCTTCGCAACCATTCCTGGCGAACGGGATCGTTTTCGCAAAAAAGCCTGGGAACATGCCGCTGCCCCAATACCATCCGCATCGCTACCGTAAAGCCAGCGATGCCGGTGAAGAGATCCTTGTGGACGTATTCCTGCATGGAGACGAATATTCACGTTGGGTTCGTTTCTCATTGGGCGGGCGCGGCCCGCCCCTACGGGACTTATCAACCCTACGGGCTTACGTTCCTTCCGTCTTTGGCATTTCATGATGCGCCCGGCCATCCAGCAGCATGTATTCCGGATCTTTCTTTCTCATGGTGGCGGTCCCCGCGCCCTTGTAGAAAAATGGAACCCCGGCTTCACGGCATTGGTCCCGCAGGGCGCGCGCCCAATCGAGATCCATGGGCCGGGCGCCGGGGCCGGTCTCGCCGCCCGTGATGATCCAATCCACATGATTGGAAGCAAGATGTTCGCCGATACCTCCGATATCGGAAAGCAACGGCTCGAAACTTACGAAGCGAAGCGCCGCTGGTATATGGCACAACGTGTCAATCCGATCTCTATGTTTCTGCCCTTCAACGGAAACGCCAAGCCAGACATTCGGGAGCGGCCATGAGCCACCATGGTGTGTCGGTACATCAACACCCAGCTTGTGAGCCCAAGCAGACAGCCTTTCCAAAACTTGCCATGCCAACGGACCGCATGAAAACAAGCGCCTTTCTGCTGCTCTAAAAAACAAATGCATTCTTTCCGGGCGCTTCGTGAGGATCTGACAGGTATGGCGCGGGGTTCCCGCCATGACGCCAAAAACGGCTGCGATAAACTCGAACGGCACCTCCTGATGGAATAGATCGCCCATGGAACACACGAAGATCCTTTTCCTGCCTTTGAACCCCAGCGGTTCACGCAATCGCTCCGGGCGCAAGGTGACCGCGAAGGGTTTTTCCTTCGGGTAGCCGTGCATGCCCCTATTGCGAACCGCCATGGACTTTGCGTAGCAATGTCGGCAACCCTCCGATACCGGGTCGCAGCCCGTGACCGGGTTCCAGATAGCGTCCGTCCATTCGATGCGTGTTTTGTTCATGTCGAATTTGTAAGGAAATATTAGTTACTGGATTCCCGCTTTCGCGGGAATGACGGGAGAGTAGCCGGGTTAGGTGGATGCGCGTAGCGATCCACCCTACGGGACTACTGATTAGTAGCCTGGTCTGACCATGCGTTCATCCAGCTTTAGGTGATATTTTTTTCTAGCTTCTTCCGGTGATTCATAACCGAATTCACGCGCCACGCTTTCCCATGAATAATTTCCGCCAACCCACCCTTCTCGAATCTTGCTGAATTCTTTGTTCGACATGGTATTTTCTTCGCGAAACTTTTTTTCGCGGGCCAATCTCTCTTCTTCTCCAAAGAGCCATTGCGCGTTTTTGGGGTTTTCTTCCATCAGACGAAAAACCCAAACATCCGCCAGGTAACGGGCCCAACGATGCCATCGGCTTCGATGCCGAGCTTTTCTTGGGTTTCGATAACCATGCGCTCCGTTTCTTCGCCGAATACTTGATCCGGTATTGCACCGACGATGTTTTGTACGTACGTCACCTCGACTGCTTCATCCCCCCTGCGCAGGGTCGGAAGGGGCGAGCGTTCTATCGCATCGGGTTCCGGGGCTGGCTCGTTGGGCTTTCCTTCCGCCAGCGCCAGGCCGTGTCCCCGCACCCCATCGACCCGGCGCTGCCAGCCTCTGCCGAAGGTTTTCCATAGATTGCCATCCTTGATGCCCTTCATGAACCGCAGGCGGTCATCGCACATCGATTCGATCAATACGGGCGAATATCTCCATTGCAAGGCATCGATGGTCTTGGGTCCGATAGCCCCATCCGCCGCAACCTCAGCCGCCTGTTGCAGCCATATTGCGGATCTTACCGGCCCCGAGTTCACCGCCTGATCGAACACCACATAGTCAACCCCATCTGGCAATTCATCGCAGCGGCATTTGTCCCAATACCCCTCCCGGTAGATACGCGCGACCTGTTCATCGGTGATGGACTTCAGGGCCTCTTTCGTCATGGACGCGCCGTAAAAGCGCCGGAAGGTCGCGAGCGTCACGCCCCGGTTGGTGGCCCCACCGGGATCTTTCGGGTGATCGACGTAACCGCCTTCGTGTATCAGGACATGTTTCAGGGCGTTTTCGAAGTTTTGTTTCATCATATTCTCCGTCTGTCAGATTATTGATGGTGGATGCGCGCAGTGATCCACCCTACGGTTGCTGCATTATTGATTCAGGTTTGGCGAATGCGGGCTATCGATAACGTCTTGGTAAATTTTCCATTTGGAATGTGAGCGATGTACGCAAAATATCCCACGGTTTTGCTCCGTACAAAGATGTACGCATCTCCACTTGAAAACCCCAAAATGGGTCCATCCCGTGGGATGGTAATACATGCACCCAATGTAATAGTCTGGGGCGTTATGCCCGTCACAGAGATCACCTTCAAAACTGAAGGGTTTTCTGCAATCCACGCAATTCATTGCTTCATCCTCTGTTTTTGGGGCGAGAGTCCCTCAGTGATGTGGTGGATGCGCGGAGCTTATCCACCCTACGGTTACTTAGGGCGCGAGCCGCTGCATGACCCCGGCCAACAATCCGGGTTTTTGCGCACCAGCGGCAAGGGCCTTGTCATCGGAACGTTTCTTTACCGCGACCCCCACCACGGCGAGTTGCACGGATACGATCCAGGCGATGTGTTCCATGACGAAGCTAAGGTTCGCGATGCCAGCCGGATCGGTCACCATCATCCAGATGAGCGCGAGCACCAGGGACATGGTCTCGAGGGAAACCCCATAGCCCATGAAGGCCCGCCACCGGCTGTTGAACTTATCCTTGCTAACGAGTTCCGCGCGCATGGTTTGGTTGACTTCGGAGATCCGCGCCGTCTCTTGGGCCGCCCGCTGCATCTCGACGTTGAGGGTAAGCGACTGGAGTTCCGATGCCTTCTCGATTTCCAGCGCCTTGAGCTTTGCCAGCAATTCCGGGTTATCGGCGAGCTTTTGTTCGATGGCCTCCGGGGTGTTCTCCGCGCCAATAGCGCTCGCGACCATGCCGCCGATCCGTGCGCCGACCGGACCCCCCAGGAGCCCCCCGAGCACCGGAGCGGCGCCGCCGATGATTTTCGATACGGTTCCCCACATGATGAATTTCTCCTAAAATGTCTTGGTCACGGTGTGGTTTCATGGCTGTAGGGGCGATTCATGAATCGCCCCTACTCACTTAACGGACGAAATTTCATTCCCAATTTCATAGCGCGTCGATAAGCGCGATGCCGATGCGTTCCAGATCTTTTTCGTCATACTCGAGTTCGACTAATTCCGACACTCCTGGCTCCGTTTCTTTTCGTTCGAGATACCCCGCCATGTATCCGTTGTCGATAAGAAGTTCGGCTATTTCGCTTTTCCAACCATCACTCCCAAACGGGTATTTTGAATTGAACCCTTCGTCCTCCTCCCACAGCGTTCGGAGCAGGGTCTTCAACCATTCCCGAACCGTGAGTTCTTCCCCCAAATCAAAACATTCAAAGCGAATGTCCAGCGCATTCTTGATCTCCGATTCGGCCTTTGGGCCTTCTTTGTATTTACCCATGATGATTTTTCCGTTATCTGTCTGGTTACGTTTGCTTGATGGTGGATGCGCGAAGCTTATCCACCCTACTTACTGATGGTGGAATACGCCGCTTAGTCGATTTGTCCGCAGTAAATTTCACCTCCCTCCGACCCTACGGGCGCGCAAATGCAGGCAGGGGAGTCTTCCTCTCCGCACCGGGGTCGTGGCGCGGCCCTGGTATTGGCAAAGAGAAGGAGCAGCCCAAAAATGGCGCACAGGCCAAAGGCGATCCAATGCCAGGGGAAGCTTTTACCGTGATCACGGTAGGAATCGGTGAGCCATTTCTTCGTGGTTTCCGTTTTTGGTTTCGAAGTGAATTTAATCATCGTTTATTTCCTCTTTTATGGGTGTTTCTATTTCCTCAACTAAAACAAAACCCGGCGCCACACCCCGAAAGCTCCAGGCATTCTTGCCTGGCAAATGTGTCTACACCATCACGTAATGGCCTACACTTAACCGTGAGATAGGCTCGTGGATTGATTGTCCGCATGTGTTCGTCCAGCCGACACGCGGCCTCGAAATCGGCTGGGTAATTCCTTTGCATCTCTACCCATTCTGGCGCTCTCATGTGCGGACACATCCAACAGGAAGATTTCAGGGGTTGCGGCCATTTGTATTCCCGTATAATCCCGTGACAATCGTTTCGGGAGAGATTAAGCGCCAGGAGCGGATACCTATGCCTATACCAGGCGAGCCCGCTTTCCCGCCGCCGCCTGGATTCATCCTGGGAAATACCGATCCAAACCTCGACGAGGTTCATTCCCAGACTTCTCAGATACCGCTTGAATACGCGCTCTTTCCAGCGACCGGAGCAATAACCCCTCATCTTTCCCTTTGCGCCGCCTGGGTGCTGTATGAATGCCGGAATGAGTACGCGCCCGCACTCGACTATCGGAACTTCATCGGGCCTATCAAGAAGATAATCACGCGTCCGAATCCGCGCGAACGGTATATCCATGGACCGGAAAAGCGGCTCCGTATATTCGCCGAGATATCGCCAGGTGCTCTCTCGCTCACGACTCGTATCCACGATAACGACCAGATCCGGCTTTGGGAGCCTGCCCTGAGCGATCAGTATGGCGATGGCCGTGCTTTGCACCCCGCCGCCCAAGCTTAAAACCCGTACCATTACTCTCTCACTTGTCATCATTCCGGTTCTTCTATCGGGCAACCGGGCATATGAAATTTCGCGTACCTGCTCTCGAATATCGCAAGATTCATGCGGCTGTATTCCAGTCCTTTCCTGTGCCGGGCGGCGTCCATCACGCGCCATTGGGTTTCCTGCTCCCTTTTCCAGAGCAGTAGGGATAGCCAGATGCAGCCATCATCCCCCCTGCCCGCGAGACAGGCATCGAGCGCATTTCGGAATTCGCCCTCCGCGATCCTTGCAAGGGCGCTGATCGGAAAGTGGATTGCCTCTTTCAAGTCGCCGATGGCGTCACTCTTTATCTTGGCTTCATGGGTCACTCTGTCGGTGGCGAGTTCCGACCAAAAGGCCTGTTCATAGGCCTGCCGGACATCCCGCCCGAATTTCCCATATTTGTCCCAGGGGTCCGCCTCGGCGGCTTGCGGCGGCAGCCCATCCCGATAACGGATGGCGGCCCGTTTGCCGGTTTGCCGGGCGAAGGCCAGGAAGTCCGCTTGTACATTGATGGATAACATCGCTTATTGCGCCTTGCCTTTTCCGCTATTGCCTTGCCCCTGATTGCCCCGCCCGCGACACGGGAGGGCTTCTTCCAGGACAAGGCGTTCCGCCCGCGCGAGGAGCGCAGTCCATTCCCCTTCCGATTGCGCCCCGAGCCCGTCGAGATACTGGAAAAAGGCGCTTCGATAGTCCTTTCCCCGCAGGGATTCCATTACCGACCCATCGAAGCCGGGGATATCATCGATGAAGGGTTGCATCTGCGCCTCGCCTCACGCGGCCTTATCCACGGCCATATCGAAGGGACGGATGGCGAAGGTCTCTTCGCCTTCCTTGATCTCGATGCCGGGGATGTCCTTTATCTTGTCCGCCTCGCGGGCAACCATGGTTTTGTCGATTACGTGCCTGACCTGGATAAAACGCGAGAGGCGCTTCTTCCTCAGGGTGCGGATGAGTTCCGCGAACTTGTGTTCATCGCCGGTCACCTCCACGGTCTTGCGTCCGGCGCGCCAGGCGACCTCCCCATGGAAGAACCTGGCGGTTTTCCTCCCTCTCGGCAGGATGCTCCCCCGGTTTTCCTCGCACCAGCATCGGATATCGGTTTCGAGTCCCTTTTTCTCATCGGATAGTTCGGTAAGCGCATCCTCATGGGAGGCGACGATGGCCGCCGTCCTGCGGTTGATGTCCGCATTGATGTCATCGATCCGGCGCTGCACCTCTCCTAATTCGACGATGGCCTTGTCGACTTCGATTTTGTCGTGATACGTCGGTTCTGGTTTTGGATTTTCGACTGTTCCGATAAACCACATGATGCGTGTCTCCTGGTTGGCGTTGTCGTTGTCGTTCATGGCGACAGGTGGGTCGCCTCTACGTAGAAGGCGAGGAGGGCGGGGCTCGAACCCGCAACTCGGAGTTACCGAGACCGACGATAAAGTCGGCGGCTTTACCAAAACCGGGTTTCAACCCATCAGGCCAATGATGGAAAACACGGAATACCTGCTTTCTTACCGTAATCAGCGGTAATGCGGCGCGGTTTTCGCCTACCCCCTCATGATTTATTGTGTGGGCGACCGGCAGGTCGCCTACCTGTTGTTTGTTGGTGGATGCGCGGCGCGATCGACCCTGCGGTTAGTAACACTCCATTTCGATAAGTCTTCTTCTTATCAAAATAGCCGCCGTTTCCGCTTCAACCATCCCTTTGAAAACAGCAATCTGCTGTTTGCCTCCGGCATCATTAAGAGAAAACGTATACCCATCCCCAAGATTCAATAAAATTCCATAACTCTCTTCTGATGTGCTCAGATTCAGCCACTTGATGACTTCCACCTCTACTTCTTCTTTTACTTCTTCTTTGGTCTTCATTTCGATATTTCCTTCGGAACTATTCGAAAACGGCGGAATGGATTTCGCAGCCATTGCATTTCGCGCTGTATATGGTCTGCAAAAACAGATCGCCGTCAGCCGTAAAATCTTCCTCGAGCAAACCATCCATCCCCGGAAAAGACGGGGACGCAATCCAGACCACAGGGGTGAAGTCGTATTCACCTTCCCCTTCATTTGTTTTTTCACTATCGACGCTAACCGAAGTGATTTTCGATCCCGCTCTTTCGAGCGTAATCACCGTTTCCACGACCTTCCCAAGGGCTTCCTGGAACTTCATTTTTTTATCACCTCACTTTTTTCATCCTTCGCCGGGTGGCCTTGCGTTTCCGACTGATGGCCTTCCGCGCCAGAGCGCTCACGCGCTTTCCGTTGCCGCTGCCGCTGTCTTGTTTTTTCACGGATTTTTTCTCTGAATCTTTTGAGCAGGATATGGTGTGGCAGGTGTGGCCGGTATTGACGAATACGAAATCAGGATCATCCTCGATTCGAACATCGGGCTCGAATTTGCGTAATGCCAGAATCGACCCACTTTCGCCTTCGATAAGGAATACAGAACACCCGCCCCTGAAATAATGCGCAGCCATATCCATGATGGGACCATCATGGATTACGAATCCTTGTCCATCCTGTTTGCTTGCAAGCAGGATATTCGGCGCTCTCGAACCTTCATCCCACTCCAGGGTGATATCGACCGGGAAATGGATACGCAGACCTGGTTGCAATTCGCACGCTGGCATGGTGAAGCGTTTTGTTTTGGTTGTGTTTTTCATCTTATTCCGCCTCTTTGGGCGTCTCGCCCGCCTTGCTTTGGTTTATTTTGTCTTGCGTGGCAGGGGCGACCGGCAGGTCGCCCCTACCGGTTGTTTATTGGTGGATGCGGCTTCGCCTTATCCACCCTACGGGTTGGTAAACGACGCCTTCAGGGCCTTTTTCTTTCGCTCTTCGGCCAGCAGGCGCTCCCCACGGCGGCGGAACTGGCTGGACAATGCGCCGGGGGAACGATAGGAATGGTCCTGGGCGATGCGCGCCCAATTGAGGCCATCGAGCATGAGATCCCGCACCTCCTCGAATTCTTCCGCCCCCATGGGGCCGGTGGCCCACAGCGCCCGTTCTCGCCAGCGGTCCACCTGCCGTAGCTGCTCCCGGGAGAGGAGGAGCGCCGTCTCCAGCTGCTCGACGCGGGCCTTGAGCTGGGTGATGACCTCGCCCGTGGCCGCGTCGCGCTCGGCGCGAAGATGCGCCGTCTCGGCGTCCGTCCCCAGGGCGAGCGGCCCCTGGAGCGCCTGCTCCATGGCGTTGAAGAGGGCGATGTAGCGCTCCTTCCATTCCATGGCCCGCCGCCCGGTAAAGCCCATGGCCAGGATCGAGAAGCCGTCGCGGGTGATCTCGAATTCGGGCTGTTGCTTGTTCTGTTCGTTGATGTAGGAGGACTCCTCAAAATTGAGGAGTCGGAATTCCTCGGAGCATTCCAGCTTCTCGATATCCCGCAATACGTTGTCATGACGCTTCCCGAAACAGCGGGCGATGTCGCGGGAGGTGGTGACGGCGCGTTCGCCCCGCATCATTACCTGGGGCTCCTGGGTTGCCGGGACGGTGGCGCGATTCATAATTCATTCCTCGGTAGGGTGGATAAGCGCAGCGCATCCACCTTGTGCTTCCTGTGGTTACCAGTTCGTATCGATAGCGTCACGTATCCGATCGTAGGATTCCGATTTCTCTTTGGAGACAACCCCTTCAATCTCTACAAAGTCATCCCCACCCAAGCGAATCACGGAAACAAGCGTAGCCATATCCTCTTCAGAGAGCGTTATTTGCCATCTGCCGTTCTTTTTTTCCGAAACCAGGACCGGAGCTATTTTTTTCATCTCTTTCCCCCTCTTCGGTCGCGCGCCACCCCATCCGTTACGTAATGCCGTATCTGCCCGCTAAGGCTCCGCAATCGACTCGACGGACCGAACCTTGCGGGGATCGAACTCCCGCGCATTGCTGATCTTTCCCTTCTTCAGACCCAGCTTGACGGCAATGTTGTGGCATTGCCCGCGAATTGCCGGACGCCTGCCAGCGAGCACGTCATACACCAGATTGGGCGCGAAACCGTTGGCGTTGGCCCAGGCCGCAATGGAAATCCCGGCTTGCCGAAAGGCCTCGCGTATTTCCTGCTCGGTCTTGATCATGCGCAATTTTCCTTCCGTACTTCGTGTGTATTAGTGGGGATTCGTGTTGATCCCAGCAGCCGTTTATGTTTGTGTATCGTTAATGCGTAACTAATTACGCATTCGTGTTGAGGTGTATTATGTGTAGACCTCTTCTCATTGTCAATAGTTTTAAAGAGAAGATATATGGACATTAAAACTAGGTTGCGTGAAGAGCGCAAAAGACTGGGCTATAATCAAACGGACTTCGCCGCCATTGGTGGATTTAGCCGAAAAACACAATCTAATTATGAAGATGGGACGCATGAACCCACTGCGTCTTACCTCGCTGCTATTGCTGAGGAAGGCGCGGATATCCTCTATATCGTCACCGGGAAACGCGGCCTACCGGAATCTTCCCTGAAACCCGAGGCGGCGGCGCTGGTGGATAACTATTGGAATTCCTCCGAGGATTCCCGAAGGATCTTGCGGGAGACAAGCGCTGCGCTTGCGCAACACAAGGGCAGGAAAAAGAAGACCGGGTAG